TTTTATCGAGTATTGTAAAAGACGCAAGTGGTTGAAGATCATTGTTGCCGTCTTCCTCGAAGCTTGTATCAATACTCAGACCATCAACTGGCATCATATTACTATTGGCATCAAGCTCGAAAAGCCCACCTGAATAAAACCTGATTTCCTCAAGCGCATCTTCAACGTTCGTTGAATCGTACAAATTTTCATCATCATCAATACGAACGCGCTTGGCTTTTGTCGTGCCTGCATTCGCGATGGACTCGAAGGCTGCCCAAAAAATGCCAAGCCACACAATGAATATCACGATTCTTAATTGACGAACGGTCATGTTTCCACCGATACGACAAACGTCGCCGTTAAAGTTTCGTCGGAATCCGGGGCGAATCCAAGCGTGAACTTTCCTGAACTGGGGTCCGTTTCCATAACGTTCTCGGATTTCACAGGCGTTCCCCAGTCAAGATGAACCTGCAACGTGCCTGATACATAGGGAACGACAACACCACCGTTCGTGGTGTAAAATACGGTTTCAGACCCGTCAGTCGTAGGAGTTACGCTTTGCATCACCTTGAAATTGTTCGACGTAAGCACCACGCCGCCTGACGAAGTATCGACGTTCACCATGTTAACGATATAATCCAACGCCTGATCGAGATCAGCATATATCTTCCGCAGATACTTCACTATAGCCGTGATTTCCGGGTTGCTTGACCGCGTTCCGGGTGGTTTCGTGAGCCTTGGCCTTGTGTATGAAAACGCCATTATCTGAAATGCTCCTGAATGTAAAACACGATTGAGTTTATCGTCACCGGATCAGCTACACCATGTCCAGAGATTTTGAACTGGAAATATCGTTGCCTGTTATTGCGAAGACTAAGTGGGTTCACATAGTCCTTGGAAAGGTCGAATGTTTTCGTTGTGCTTGCTGACGTAGGCATCTCCGTTGATTCTGCAAAATAACATTCGATATTTACCTCCGTGCTTGATGCAGTTTTAGCAAAGTTCAGCATCACCTTCCGAATTGTTTCCGACGGATACCGTGTCAGGTCGAATATTTTCGACGTCCAGTGCCATCGGATACCACCGATTTCATAAGTCCATCCAACTTGCGGTGTATTCGTCCAGTTTGTATCCACGGTGATCACGGTGTCAGAGTTCACGGAGATTTTTTGTTCCTCGACGAACGCGCCGGAAGAATTGTACAGCTGAACGTAGCAATCTTTGAGTCCGTCATCCTCGTCATAGAAATCAGCTGAACTGTCAGTGATCGATGCGGCCCCTGCGCTTGTAATCGTACCCGTCAGCGTTCCTGTGGATGACCCACCGAGATTATTCCCGGTAAGAAGTTTATACACGAACCCGCCCACGGTCCCAATCCATGGTTTCTTCACGTCGTCACCGTCTTCTGTGGCCTTCACAATTGCAATACAGTTTGCCCTGATCGGCCATGTCACCCATTCTTTCCAGTCCCAAAAGTACACGAGGATTCTGTCATTTTCGGTTTCACCGCTTGACGTGTAAATCATCATGTAAGCGCGGATGTATTCACACCACACGCCTTCGCAGTATTCGAGCCTCGAAAGCTCGATTCCGTCAGCTTCCTTTTTGAGGTCAGGTCCAAGGAACTTCGCGTATTCACCGAAAGTCTGCCAGAGTTCTCCCTGCGGGGAAAGAAACAGCAGGCTACCTGTTTCCGGGATAGGTGCGATACTGAAATGCGATTTCGTCCCGATCTTCGTGTTGGATTCTCTGTAATCAAACTCGTCGTCATGGCTTTCACTAAGAAGGTAATGTGAATAGTTCTTGAATATACATGGCTGATCGTTAATCACTCCGCCACCGGAAAGTTCCGTTGGGTCTTCGGAATTGATGCGAAGATAAAAATCCGTCGGAAAACTCCACGGCAAAGGTTTGCCTGTAGTCGGGTGTTCCGCTGAATACTTGATAATCTGTTTGTCCCCGGTAATCAAATAACCAACGGAAGAAAGATCTGCACCGCCTTCGTAGTTCGATGATAATGTGATTGATGTACCTGAGTTTACCGCTGAAATAATGTACCCTCTGGACTCATCGTTGAAATAAATAGTCATTCCAACCATATTTGTTGTCCAATGAGTTGAGTTCCCGGTAACCGCTGTCGCTCCATCATTCACAGAAACCACCCCTGTGGAATACTCCCTGATCCCAAACGCTAAAATACGGTTTTTCGTCGCGATGAAATACCGATTCCATGGCGCATTGTAATTCAGGTAAGTTTGGGTTTGCGTTCCGTCCGCATTGGTTTCGAGCTTACCGAACGGATAATTTGTGTCTCTGGTCAGTCCGTCATCTTCAAACGATGTCGTACCGATTTCGACGTTGCCTATGTAATAATACACGCTTCCGTCTTCCAACGTTGCGTAAATCTTCAGGTTCGTGAATCCTGCGTTGTCAGCCGTCCCTGGGAGCGTAAGAACGACGTTATTGTTGGACAGGGTACCGGTGGTATAGATGGGTGAAGGATTTGTCTCGTGAGCGCTGTGAATGTCTCCGTCGCCCGCTGTGATGTTCGCTTCCGTGTAGAAATACTTCACCACGCCCGACATTGACCCCGCACCGGATTCGTTCGCGGTGATTGCCGTTGAAGGATCGTCGTGTTGCCACACGAACCCACTGTTTTTGTCGTAATACCTGGGGATGTTTTGCCCGTCCATCAGGTATGCGTACCTGCGAAACTCCGTTATGACAGGTTTGATCCCGGAGTTCATTCCTGTAATGATTTTGGTATTTGTACTACTCAATTAAAGTTCTCCGTTGAAAATTTCCCGATTCGTTTATTAAAGTAATCGAGAAAATAAAGGTTCCCGGTATTCGAATCGATCTGGATTCTTCTTGGAAGGGCACATTGCTGGCTACCTGAGCCGGATGTCAAATACGTAGCCCATCCGGCACCGCTCATCTCGAACCTCACGATTCGGTCATTCCCGGCGTCCGAGACGTAGAAATGTCCATCGTATTCAGCTATACCACTCGGGGAGGACAATTCCCCGGCGTGCGGCGCCCATGAGGCACCGATATAGTCTCTGTCTGTCACGTCCAGCGTCGTCGCACACACGTAATCAGAGTCCGTCTCACAAAATACGACTCGCGGTTCGCCCTGGTATCCAGTGGCGCTGTACACGGCTGCAGTCATGTTCTCCCATCCGTAGTCCATGCGGACGTCGTGAGTGAAAGCCCGGTCACATTCGACGATTTCGTCGGTGCTGTAGTCAGTCAAATAAAAATATCCTGTATCTGCGGAATAAAAAATGTCCCTAACGTAGGTAAATCCCTCCGACCTGATGCCAATCTTGTCCCATCCCTCCCCGCCGAACTTGACCTTGATCCAATTCGTGTCATTATCGATGATATGTAGATAGCCGTCGTCGTCCATCGTGATCGTGTTTATGTACTGAAACTGGTCCTGTCCGGTGCCAGAACTTCCGTAAGTCGTTCTGCTTAACCCGTCCCATCGTTGACGTACAATTTTATTTGCCTGCGCGAGATACAGCCAGCTATTTTCAAAATCAAAGTAAAATGATCTAATAACCTCTGTCGGTTCAGTTGCATCTGCCGATGAATCCCATACAAGATACTCCGGCCCTCTGTATACTGTACCGCCTGATACTGTGAACAAATTGGTATTCGGAGAGCTTGAGTCCCCGAGTTGATGGATCGAGTCGATCTGCGCCGATAGTCCAAATGTTGACCATTTTTCCATGCCAGTCATTGGCAGAAGTTCACCACGGCGTTTCACGTCCACACCGGACGCATTTGTGGCGAGGCTCGGCTTGAGATCGACAGAATCCAGTCCGACAACCTGTCCACGAAACTCGTTTATTTCAATGGTTTTCATCAGAAAACATCCACGATTCTTACTTTATCATTTCCTTTGTCGCCTATTACCAGGTAAGAATCCCCTTCAAAACCGATATAATCTATGTTGGATGAAAGTCCTGTAAGGTAACCCCCGGTTTCGTCGCCATTGGAATCGATTTTCGCGACGCGATTATTATCAGGATCAGCCGCGTACCCGGAACCGTCGTCGTTATAGGCCACCCCGGTGTAATTGACCACTCGAGACGATGCCGCTTCTTTTTCCATGGTCGCCGTATTGATGACATACGAAAACCGCAGAATCTCCGGGCTGTAACCTGTGAATGTAAACGAAAAAAATATGTTTATAGGACCAACGATAATCGACAAATCGCGAACTTCATCATGAGTGTACAGCACGACGCACCCGTCCACGATTTTTCCATACAGTGTGATTTTCATCACAGCCGTATATAGACCTTTAATCCCAGAACATCCACCACGCCCCGCGAAAAGATACCCACCGTAATACCAGATCACATGGTAATTGTTGCAGTCGATGGCCGTGCCGTCGGAATACTCGATCTCGAGGGTTTCGTATGATTGAAAATCCGGTGGGATTTTATAAATATATCCTCCAGAAATCGCCCACCAGTACCCGGCGCCGTAGGTTATCGATTTGTACGATGGAATTTCTATCCGTTCAAACCTTGGATATCGGCTCCGGGTCGGAAACCTGAAATTCACTGTCTCACCGCCGTATGTGCCGGATCCGAACACCCATCCCCGGTCTGTATCGTAGTGTAAAATTTCGACGTTCGTCCATCCGGTATCCCACTCGAAATCGTTGAATCCGGTTTCCCATCCGCCCCATTCGTGAGCGACCGCGCCGTTTTGCACAGTGAACACCGTCTCGCTTTCCGTTGTAGTATATCCGTGCTTCGGGAGTTGGTGGATTGCCATAATAGGGTATCCAGCCCCTACGGTGTCGGTTTTCACCATTCCGATGGTGTTGTTCAACGCGCCAAACGGATTGTCTATCCTGACGCCCTGCGCGGACGTTGCCTGGTCCCCATTGATGGCGACACCTGGTTTCAAAACGTTCACCCCCTTGAATTTACCAAGCTCGACGTGTTGAACCATGTCACGCTCTCCCGTAATCTCGACTCGCGCTACGACGCGGACCGTTCATGATTTGATTGTATGGCGCTCTCTCACGCCTTGAGGAAGCAGTTTTTTCGATCCCGTACTTGTACTGCCTCGCACGCTGAAATACTCCCTCACGCGCCCCCATGAAGTCCTCGTACTGAATTTTTCCGTCCTTGAACTGCGCAATCAAAATCATATAGTCGATCACACAGTCGGAAAGCCGCTCGTTTATGATGTCGGAATCTTGGGCGGCGATATACGAACTCCCTGAAGCTACCGTGGCAGATGTCGTAATGGTAAGTTCTGTGTCTGAATCGACACTTTCGATCTCGTAAAAATTGTCCGGGAAATCACCGTCAATGCCGAACAGGTACCCCGCTCCGATTTTGTCACCTGCTGAAAGCTCCGAATCCCAGGACGTCCCTGACCCGGTGACGGTTGTGCCGGAAATAGTGATTGTTCCCGTGGAATAGTACCTGTAAAGCCGGGTATGCTTTCCACGATATTCGAGCTTAATGTAATCCGTTCCGCTGGAAAGAGATGAATCGTATGGATATAGACCGTACTTATTCTCCGCGAAATCCGGATACCACCAGCTTGGGGTAGATGAGTCGTCGCTCTGCCAATTCGGGTACTTTTCGTTTAGCTTTTGTATGTCGGTTGGATACAGTTCCTCGCGGTCGTCTACGTCGCCTGTCCTCGCGTAGTACACCCGGTCCAAGGCAGAAAGGTCCAGGCAGTCAGAAGGCAGACTGTAAAGCCTGGAGGTGGTTGCGTCCGTAACCGTGTTCTTGAATATACATCGTGCCTCGTTATTGATAGCGCTCTCTGCCTGGTCCACCCACCTTTTCAGCAAAGATATGGAGAACCTGGCCTCGTCGGCCTCCCCGAGGATTTCATAAAACTTGTAGAAGTATTCCGCTAGGTTCATGACGTATACCTGTATGCGCATAGGGAAAGGTGCCGAAGCACCTCTCCCCGTTCGCTGTTATGCCTCCGGTTCACTTGTTTTTCCCACTGGCTTTGTTACCGAGCCCATCGTTCAAACCAACTTTTCCCCTGGAAGGCGGGAAAGTTTTAGGTTTCCGTTTGGGACGAAGACCGAGCTTACTCCTGAGTTCCTCTTTCTTATTCTCGCTTTCGATCATGGTTTCGCGCTTTTCATTGATCTTCAGTTTTTCGATGTCCCGGATGATCTGTACACGTTTTTCCATGGCGGCCTTGTTTATTTTGCCCTGGTTTTTCACGCCGTTATTGTAAGCGTCCTCAGTGACCACCGTCAGGTATCCGGGGAACCTCTTTGAGCAGATGTTGAACAGCTTCAACGGGATTTTTCCGAATCGGTTTTCACGGCTGAAAAAATACCGTTTCCGGTTGTGGTCCTGCGAGAATATATCTCGTTTCCCGTCATACCGGACAAAAACAGAGTCTACTGTATTTCTCTCGATTTCCATTGTACTTCTCCTGTGATTTCACGATAAAAAGTCCGATCAGCGAGGCCATGGTGAACCACATCCTCGTGATCTCAAACGGATATTCAATGATGGACAGAAGCGCAATTGCCACCATGGACAGCGACAAAGGGTCGCGACCGATCCTGGTTTTCAGTTCGTTCATTAGGCCGATAACATAAAGTGCCCCGAATATCCCGGACCCGAAAACAAACTGCAAAACGCTGGAATGTATTGCGTAGTCCACGCTGACAACGCGCTCACGTCCTGGAATTGTACCCAGTCCGAACCCGCGAAGAGGAGCCTTGAAAAACAGCTTCAAAAATTTCCCCCACACGTCGAACCGAATCCTTAAAGATTCCAATATATGTTCCCGAAGAAACACAGCACCGGCAACTGCCAGCACGATTAACGATCCTCGCATGTAAACGTTCCTGACCCGGCAAAACACAACAACGGCGGCCACGCCTATAATCGCGCATTGAGGATCTCCTGCGAGGCTTATGCCCACACAGGCAAGGAACATCGGAATCGAGATGTCCCACATGATTGGCAATATTGCGGCCAGGTACGTCGATAGCCGGGGGGAGTTTCCCATCAACCCTCCGGGATGAGATTCAGGGGTCGTGTCGAGAACCGGGCTGAACCCGGCTTTTTGCATCAGGGCCACGCTGATATTGATCATCGCACCGATGGCGATCCAACGAAAATACTCTTCGGGTGTATCAGCGTACATCGTCACCACGCACACGATGAACATGAATATCGATGCGTTCAGGCACCAGTACATTACAGCGTTGTCTAGGTTGTGCATGAGAGCGTTCAAAACCACCAGCATCCCGAACGGAATCACCAGTATATTCGGTGCATCACGTTTCGGTGGTTCGATCAACGCGCACATTCCAAGAACGATCGCGCACAGGTGAAAAAATTTCGCATCGAAATTATTCAGCGAATGACCAGGCAAATATCCGATCACACTTAACAGCAGGAACGCCTTGATCATAAACGATGCCACAGCGCCGCCTCCTTTATCCAGAACGGGATGGCGATCACGACGACAACTGCCGTGAACAGCATCGCCATAAATGAATCGAGGATCACGAGGAGGGGAGATTGCTCCCCTCCCCATGAATACCCCAAGAACCTGTCAAGGTCGCCCTTCATTAGGTCTCGTATGTGACGTATACACCAACGTCAGCGTCCACAACATCAACGTAGACTTCGTTCGTGAACGAAATACCTTTCGGAAACACAAGATGTTTCGAGTCGGCTGCAGTGCCAACCTTTACATCGAGTTTCGCATTTCCGCTTGTCGCGGATTTCGCGGCATTGGTATCGTAGAATGCCACCCAGTCACCAGCACCTGTACCCGTTACCGTAATGGTCGCTAACTTCGCACCGGTGGAAATCAGCGCGCCATCAGCGGCGACACCGTGTACCATCTGCGCGTCACTGGCGTTGTTGTTTTGGTTGATCAATACGGCACCGTTGGAATCGACTTCCGCGAGATACCCGCCGTCCAGGTCCGCAAGGACGCCATATCCCTGGAACCCGGTACGGGCTGCGCTCCTCATGTTCACGTCATCTGTGGAGCTTACGGCTGCGTACAGGCTAAGCGCGATCAGCACCACGGCCAAAGTGTACGCTCCGATGTTAATGATTTTCGATTTCATGTTTCAAACCTCCTTGATTATGTTTGCAGGGTTACGAGATGGTCGCGGCTCCGGGAGGCGCGGAACAACTCATCATCACGCAGTAGTTCTTCACGCTGTCGTCGGACTCGAACAGAGCCTTGTCACCGAAGATCGTCTTGATCCCGATGCCCTGCTCCATGCCGTAGTCTTCGGTCTGCGTGATTTCCTTTGCGTACAAAGAATGCGCCCGCATCGCGGTACGCGCTCCGAACGCGATCTGCCTGGACTCGAACTTCCCATAAGCAACAAAATCACCCGTAGTGTATTCCGCCGCTGTACTCGTGGAACCTCCATAGGTCTGAGCACGGGAACACCCGGTGAACGAATATTTCGTCTTCCCGGTATAAGTGACGTATTCGACCGCACCGGTGGAGTTTTTGAGGATACACAACGTCCCGGTACTCGGGAAGTTCTGCGTATAGTCCTTGTTGTTGTTCGCTCCGACAGTGATCGTGCTGACGCCTGTGGTATGAGAGCCGTAAATTTTCGCGCTCGGGCGAAGATATGACCCCTGCATTCCGCGAATTGCCCTTCGGGGATAAATGATCATCCCGCCGATCATGCCGATCGCGCCGGGGAACAGAGGATTATTTTTCCCGCGAATATTCGCCTCAGCGTTGGTTTCGTACCACCTGGCGTCGCCTTTAAGCCGATAGATGTCGAAACTGTCCAGGGCCACACCGTAAACAGGATAATCGTTCCCGAATCCGTCGCCCGAGACTCGCAGGGGTTCCGCGCCCATCGTTTCCAGGGTAAGCTGAAGACGCTCAATTTCCGTCACGCCGAACGTGCAGTCGGAATTGAGGTAGGTGCGGTCTGCGGCGTCGTTCGCGAACAGCGTGGTTTCGGACGAATAGTCCGTGTTGATCAACTGGTAGTCCATGTGGTAGTCTTTGTATCTGGCCATCCAGTCAGCGAGCATGTGTCCCGCGTGTTTGTACATCTTGAACAGGGAAAGATGCTCACCCCATTCGTTATACGCCACCGCATGTCTGAATAGTCCGGTCTCGACGTAAAAGTTCCCGACGGTCGCCTTTTCCTCGTTGGCGGCCAGGGTGCTTTCGTTCGTGGTCGCCGACCCGTAAAGCTGCCCGACAGTAATGAACGTTATTTTCTGACCTGCTTTCTTGATGCGGGTGTCATCCTTTCGGATAATCGCCGTATCTCCGTATTCGTCGCCTTCGTGTTTCGACCAGAACTGTTTTGCCTGGGCATCGAAATACACTGCGTCGTCCCACCACTCCGGTTTCCCGTCAGAAAAATCCGAAGCGGTCATTGTGTTCAAAGTAGTCATGTTTCATACCCTCCGACCGGATCAGGGCGTCAGTCCTCGACCTGAAAACGTTTGCGTTTCTCGCGTAAAACGTTCACCGCTTCGTTTCCAGTTGCCTCAGCACTGCTTGTTTTGCCTTCCGACCCGATGCTTGTAATATATGTTTTGTCTTTAGGTTTCGGTTTCGGTTTCTCGGAAGAAGGTTTTGACGGCTTCCCGCCCTCGCCAGGCTTGACGCCAAGCTCAGAGGCGGCAATCTTAACCGCAAGGTATGGTCCATTCGGATTCGCACCCAATCCGTATTCCTTGAGAACCTCCGCAGCTTTCGTGTTCAATTCCGAGCCTTCCTGGTCTGCGCCGGGAAATTCCTTTCCGGCGACTTCCAATGAATTGTTCCAGGAATCCATGAACAGCTTTTGTGCCTCGGTAGTTTCTGCTTCGGCTGGTTTGGTCTGCTGGTTTTCCGATTTTCTTGCCTTGCGGTCCTGCTGTCGTTTTTCCCACTCCGCATGTTCGCGTTCGTGCTTGTCGATCGCTTTCTGGTATGCACGTTCCTTCTGAAAACGCTCCTTTGCCGGCAGAAGATCGAGTTCGTCCCAGTCGGGTTCCTCGACATCAAGTTTCGGCTCCGGGTCGTCCTGCGAACCTTCGAGACTTGAGAAGTCCCAATCAATTGGGTTTCCGTTCTCGTCACGCTTCAGGAACTGTTCGTATGGCTTCAGAAGACCTTGAAGTCGCTCCTGATTCTGTTTGAGCCGGTTCAACTCCGTGCGGGTCTCCTGAATGTACCTGTCCTTGTCGCGGATCTGCTTGTCGCGGGAATCGCCTGTCGGTTCTTCTTCCTCGTGTGTTTTGCCGTCATCCTTGGGGTCATCCTCATCGGCTCCCTTGTCAGCCGGCTTCGTTTCGTCATCTGGCCTCGGGTCGTCCTTCTGCGTCTTTTTTGAAGGCTCCTTGACCTCAGACTTGGAAATACGATTGTGCTCGTCAGTCACGTCCGTCGCGGAGTCATACCGCCCTCTGGAGGCGCGAAGCTTTTCGATGTCATTCGGCTTTTCAGGCGTGGTTTCATTCACATCGTTTTCCGGGTTGATGATTGTGGTCTCGGCCATTGTAGTGGCTCCTTTCGCACCGCTCCGTTTCCGGGTGGTCGGCGTCTATTAATGGTTACGGCTCCCTTTCGGGGTGATCCGATGTTACGTCCTGAATCGTCCTCGATCTTTCTGCTCCGGCTGGCGTTCACCTCGGAGCAATTCAATATTCGTTACAACCTGCTTCAACATTTTTTCTGCACGGTTTCCTTCTTCAATTCGAGCATCGATCAGCCTCGAGAACTTCCGGGCCGCGTTCCACTCGTATCGGGCACGGACACCGTCAAGATCTTCTTCCAGGGACTTCTCAGTCTCATCAACCAAGTCCTTGATCAGCTTCTCGAAATAGATGAATTCAGGGTACTCCGTGAGCTTCCTGAGTCCATTCCGCATCATCACCTCATCCTCGAGGCGGTCCTGCAATTTCAACAGGTCTTCGATCTTGTCTTCTTTGCGCGTATCGCTCATGCCATCCCCCCGGCCATCTGCACGATGTCTTCCTCTTCCGGCACCGGACGTTCGCCAGCGGCGGCCTCCATGGCGCCAACGTTCCTGTTCAATTCCTGGTCGAATTCCTGCTGTTCCTTGGCCGCCTGCTGTTCCTGGAAAATCTCCTGCATCGCCTGTTTCTGCATATTCAGCATGAACTGCTGGTATTCCTCGACGGTGGGAATCGAACTGTCCACGTCATTGTCACCCATCGCAATCAAGACGTCCTTGATGAGTTTCCTGCGATAGTGCGGGTGGTTCATGACCATTTCTTCCTGGCTCAGGAGCTTGTATTTGTCCAAGACCTTGATCAGTCTCACGCGCTTGTCGTCGTGCGTCGCCCTGACCGTCACGTTTAGGTCATGGTCAAGCGCAATAAGGTTCTCCATCTCCAGGCCACCGGCTTTCGCACCCATGACCCGCGTTACGAATTCCTTGATTTTCGGGTCGTCTCTGGCATCTTTGGTGAGCATCTGCTTCCATATTCGGTATCGCTGGTAGAAAATCTTTCGTATGGACTCGGCCATGTTCTTTTTGTACATATCGCGAGATTTCGCGCCTTCCTCCAGCAACCTAATGAGCCCACCAAGAGTTTGGTCGGATTTCGTCTCCATACCAACCGCAGGATTCGGCAGACCGAAACGCGCCTGAATACGCTCGATCAACTGTTGTTCTTCATGGTAACTGTCAGAATCGTAAGTTGTGACTTTCTCCGTGCGAATAGCATCCTCGCCAATATCCTCAAGCTCATCCCATACCGAGTTTCCATCGTTGTGAATCGCCCGGTTGAATCCGATGTTTCGCCTGACGTATCGGGTTGGCCTCGCGAATCTCTCCCTGGTAATCGCACGCTCGTTTCTCAGGTGATCGACGTAGCCTTTATCATCGAAATTCATCTCGGCGACACCGATGTTTTCGACGCTTTTCTCGATGTCGAATTTGATCTTGCCGGCGACAATCGGGCACATACCGTGATCGTAGGGGAAGCGTTCCCAGCCCAGGATCTGTTTGGATTTCGGGTGGCATAGCACCACGACGTGTTCCTCGAGGCCGTCGTTGTCAACATCGTATTTCCCGAATACCAGACACAGCTTCAACTTCTTCGTGCGGTATTCGGTCTGTGACCAATTCAGCGTTTGCTTTTTGACCTCGGACTCGTCAACCGCGGTCTCTTTGAACTGGTTCACATGGTCTTTTAGGTATGCTTTCGAGACCTTTTTGAGCAGGGTTTTCTGGTCCTCGTCGCCGGTCTTGAGCATCGTCATGATCTCGTTCGCCGTCTTGTGCAGTTCCAGGCCGACGTACCCGGTCTCAAACGCATCATCGAGGCTCTCGGCATCAGGAGACCAGAACACGCGCTTGCTGTGGACGCAGATGGTTCTCGGGCCGTACCGTTTCCATCGCCAGGTTTTTTCGGTCGTGGTTGACCGCATGACATTCGGGAGGCGCATCAGGATCTCGTCAGCCTGCGGGGAAACTGGAATGGGCTGTTCGCCCTCAACGCTGACCGGCATCAGGTTCTCATCAATCCCGGTGACGGGTACATCCGTCCCGTCCTCGCCAACCACGGAATATGAGTCGTACTCGATCTCGTGCCGCTCTTTGACCTTCTCCGCGAAAGTATACGCAAAGCTCGTCCCGAGTCCCACTGCCTTGTAAACGAATCGGTAAAGCTCCTCTCGAATTGTGTCATTCGAGTTCGCGTCCCATGCCATCAGCGTTCGCCCCGCGGCCTCGATCGCCTCTTTCTGATCGTCGTCTTCACCGACAGCCTCGACGTCGATTGGTTCGTTGTAATCGAACAGGTCTTGCACCAGGCGCGGCAGAACCGAGTCGGCCATGGTCATGGTCACGTCCGATGAGAAATTCGGTGCCCCATCGTAGGGGTCCGTCCTCTGGTACCTGAGCATCCTCAGGTCCATCTCCCACTTGTCGAGCTTGTCGTGGAAGTTTTCGTGGACGTGTTTTATTCCGTCCTCGGCGCACTGGACGAAATAATCGCCCATTTCGGCCTCGCTGAACTTGCGCTGGAATATGCTCTCGTGGCTGTTATCGGGATTCCCCATGCGTCACCGCCCGTGCTTTTTTCGGTCCGCATTCACTGCCTGACGTCCGTCCCGACTTCGTCGATGCCCCATAGATCCGATAATCTCTTCCTGGGCGCGTTTCCAGTCCGGCACGTCACCACCGGGGGGGATTTTCCTCGGTTTCGGCCTGCTCATCTTTTTCATGCGATGCTCCTCTCCCTGGGTCGGAATCGTCCGACCTTCTGGGCGTGTGATGGTTCTCGTTCTTTGTATCCGTCGATATGTTTCGTCGCGTTGAAGTCAAAACTCGGGAACCGCCTGGTCTGCGTGAACCCCATCATGAGGGCTGCCGCGCAGTCGGGACTCGGGATCTTCTGCTTGCGATACCATTCCTTGTCCAGGATTATCCGCTGTCCGGTTGATCGATGAGTAAACCGGATCGAGGTCAGGTCATCCATCTGCTCCTGGGCCTCGTCGCCGTCCTCGTCAGGGATCAGGTCCACGAACCCCTTGTCCATCTCCTCGCGCAGGTACACATAGTCCTCATCCCTGTTGTAGAGGTACGAGTCGGATTTGATCCGCACGACCTTGTACGGCACGATGATCGTTTTGCCAGGACCGCTCTGCATCTGCTCCGAGACGCGCCAGTACACCCCCTCCCCGTTGCCCTGGGAGTCCAGCACGAACACCGAGGGCCGGAACAGCCGCAAATACTCCATTGACAGTCCAGACAATTCCATGAGGTTTTTTTGGCGGTAGATTTTGAGCAGGGTCTGTTTCCATCCTCCACGCGCCCGCTGTAGCAATCCAAAAACAGCCCTGTCGGGGTTCTCTCCATAGCTTGCCACGTCCAGGTACAGCACAGAGGGGCCGTCATCGAGGAGCGCTAGGTCCAGGTCATACGACCGCCGAAGCACTTGGTACGGGTACAAGAGATCGCCCGTGTCGTCGTCCTCATGGCTGTTCAGGACCATGCGCCTGTAGTGCGCCGGCGCACGGTCTTTCCGGGCCTCCTGGTCTCGTATGAACGCCTCAGGCAGATTCTCGGCGTTGTCGAAGGTCGTTGCCTGCCATACCCGAAAATCCTCACTCGGAGGGAATTTGATCCAGTTTTTCCATACCCAATTGTGACCGCATGCATTGGCGATGACCCAGCCGGATGCATATGGTACCTGACGCCGGAGCCGATCGCACAAAAACTCAAACTGTGTCGAGTCCGGGAACTCCTCGCCCTGTTCCATATAGAACCATCCAAGATTTATGTTTTTTAACGTATCCACTTCGGACCCGTGGCGAAACATGATAACCGAGCCGTTTGGTAGCTCGACCTGTTTTTTGCTCTCGTTGATGCGGTACTGCGGGAAATAGCTGCGAAAATCCTGCATGGTCGAATCTCGGAGGTCGGTGTAGTCCATCCTGACGATGCACCCAAGATTTCGTGGATATATCTCCGATAGTCGCACGCCGCGTATGATGCCGCACATAGTTTTCCCTGTCCCGATGCCTGCGACAAGCGCCGGATACCTGACGATCGAGTCCAAAAACTCGATCTGATATGGCCGAAGCGTTTTAATCCTGTCGTCAAGCACCGTCATCATCCCGGTTGTCATCGACACCATCCCCTGTCCCAAGAAGCGCACCCTGTGGCGGACCCTGTGGCGGACCCTCCACGGTACTCCCACCGGCCTGCCTGGGGTAACTGTCCGACATCAATCCCTGTGGCTGGTAGCCGTTGATCTGTATCACCAGGGGCCGTGTAGCCTCACCGCCGACATGCTCAGAGCGCAACGAAAACTCGTCACGGTTGACGCGCTCAAGATATTTTAAAGCCAGGTCGATATTTTCCGTCCCGTTTTTCGCCGCGCGTTTGAGCGCTTTGTCTAAAGCGATTTTGGCGTTGATGCTGGGCGTCCCGCGTAGCTGGGCGATGCGGTCGTGGAATGGATGCCCCCTGGGATAGCGCTTCCAAAATGCGCTGCTCGATATACCTGCGATTTTACAGGCCTCTGTGACGTTGCAGTTCATCGAGAATGCGTAACTCAAGCTTAGCTTTATCGGATCGACCGTTTTAACTTTTCTGACCTTAGGCATGGTGCATACAGAATACAGCTATTTTTTTTACATGTTCCGAAAACTCCGTTTTTTGACCCATTCTAGTCACGCCTATCACCAAACATCATCAGGCCCGAAGTAATCCCCGGTTTCCGGCTCAATCCACCGCCCTCACCCCACTTCCAGTATGCACATAGCATATACGATATACGCCCCTCTCGTTGCCATTCCTACCATGTAACTCGTTATCGTCAATTTACGCAGGTATTTATGTTGCAACCGCAGACATTTACGTAGATTTGGGACCACAGGAATATTTTTACACGGCGTCGTAATAGACTGTATTGCAACGCGTTGCATAAATCACAGTTGCTTGTGTGTTATACTGGAGACAGAAGCAAAAAAAATAAAAAAGGAGGGAGAAAAATGAAAATCGGTGATGAACGTTATGGAGTTGACGGGAAAAAAATCAGAACGGGGATCGTGCGGAACTTATGCCGGGGGTGCGCCTCGGGGGAACTCAAACAGAAAAAAATTGACCCACAAATGGCCATCCTTAAAAAGGGGTTTCTCCCTCTCTTCCCGCCCGTTTGCCCCTCTGCGGTTTTTCTGATTTTTCCGCAGAGGGGTTTTTTATCTCAGGGGGGGGCGCATGAAAAAGAGGAATAAGTTCCGGTCAAGAAAAAGCAAAAACAAGTATCTGCTGTATTTTTCAAATTGGAAATCGTGGCAGATCGAACTTCTGTTGAAGTCGTATTGAGAGGACCCGTAAAAACGCTGGTGGGATTTAACAGCCGGAGAAGTTGACTGATGAGAGAATACGAACACTGCGGAAAATGTTGCGTTGGATCACCGTGCGGATTAGCCGAAAAACACGGGATGACAAGCACTTATGACGGTTCGTGTCCGGCGATTGTGAGGTCCTCCGGTAAGTATTGGTGTGGCTTGGTGATGCAGGCAAAAGGCCAAGATGAACTCGAATTACGCCGCATTTTGAAAATCGGGGAAGGTTGCCACCTATGGTGATGGAAAATTTAATGGCTGGAGAATTTTCCCAAAATTGCATCATCGAACTTGCTTTCGTTCTCGAAAGAAGCCTGAATGAATGCGGTGGACCGAAATAACAGGAGAATGGTTATGAGGAGAGTTATTAAATATGGGCAGGTGGTCGGCGGCAATTATCACCGGGTGGCCTTGTGTGTGAACGGCGAGGAAATAGACGTTGCTCACGTTGACGGTTGGGGCGAAGCGGTTAAGTGGGCTCAGGATGCTTGGGACAAACGCAAGGCTGAGATTGGCGAAAAGGAGATAAAGCGGCTGGGCTGGGTAAAACCAGAATTGAGGTATTGGCTATGATACAACACCAGCAATTATCCCTATTTGAGATTATGCCCGATCCGGTCGTTGATTCTAAGATAGAGAACCTTCCTTGCCGAATTGTCGTCAGACGCCAGAAAATCCACAAGCCGCGCCTATCTTACTTTCATTGGCGAATCACGAACATCTACGATTACGTTGATTATCCGCTCGATTGCACAGATGGTGAATATGACAAAACAGGTTATACGCTCCGTCTTTACCTGAAAGGTTGGGGCGTTTATATCGGCGCGATGCAAAAGGTAAGTCCGAGAAATGTTTTTGCTATGTTGGCATGGCTACACGAAAAAGAAGCCAATCCAAGACGAGATCTATATAAACCAAAGGAGGTTGAAAATGATCCAAACCGATCCTACCACCCTTGTTTGTAGGCACACCCCTGGGCCGTGGGAATGCAGGCCG